CTTCAAAATACGCTTCAGCAAATAAGAGAAATATATCACATAGTATATAACTACATCTATGTGCTGCAAAATAAATCTAATTTAGAAGAGTTATTTATAACATACAATATTGATACAGCATTCCAACCGGATACTCCGTTGGAAAACACAATTCTAATACATAGAAAAAAAGAGTCTAACTCACTTTATACTATTAATGCTCTTAACGAATTAGTTAAAGAGGAAAATGGTGGGGTGTTGGATACATCTTTTGTCATCAATTGGCAAAAGTTTAAAAATTGTATTATTCTTACCAACGCTGAGGGTACTAAAAAAATTCAAACAAGAGTTTTTGAAGTAATATCATTTGGTGAAGAACAAGTTATGTAATTCAATTAATTTAAAAATTAAATCATGCTACTAAAAAGAGGTGACAACAACGAAAACGTTAGATTGATGCAAGAAAAATTGGGTATCAATCCAGCGGTTACTACTTTCGGACCTAAAACCGAAGAAGCTGTTAAGGCTTTTCAAACAAAAAATGGACTAACACCTGATGGTATTGTTGGAGATAAGACTTGGGAAATGATTATGGGAGGTTCAGTTCCAGCGCCAGCACCGGTTGTGGTACAACCTGTTGGTGGATTGAAATTAGACAAATTAAAAGGACATATTCCTGATGCGGTAATTCAAATGATTCCTGATACTGCAGCTAAGTTCCAAATTAATACTCCATTAAGATTAGCACATTTCTTAGCACAATGTGGACATGAGAGTGGTGGATTCCGTGCAACGCAAGAAAACTTAAACTATTCAGCTAAAGGTTTGATGGGTATATTTAAAAAGTATTTCCCAACTGAAGCAATTGCAAATCAATACGCTAGACAACCACAAAAGATTGCATCTAAGGTATATGCAAATAGAATGGGTAATGGAACTGAAGCAAGTGGTGAGGGCTACAAATTTAGAGGTCGTGGATATATTCAATTGACAGGAAAGGATAACTATACTGCATTTGGTAAAGCAATTGGTGAGGATATGACAGCAAATCCTGACAAAGTAGCATCTCACTACGCTCTACTTTCAGCAGCTTGGTTCTTTTCTAAAAATGGTTTACATAAAATGGCGGATGGTGGTGCATCAGATGCTGTGGTTACCTCAATTACTAAAAGAGTAAATGGTGGTACAATTGGTTTAGCTGATAGAATTAAGCACTTTAAAGAGTACTATCAATTACTTGCGTAATAAGAAATTATAATGGCAAAGTACACAAAAGAACAAATTGAAAAAGCAGTAAAAGCAAAAGGTTATGCTTGGTTTGAAGATTCTACTAACAAAGGATATGATTTAAACATTGTTGGTGTTAGAAATTCTTCTACTGGTAAAGCAGTAACTAACGCATTTGATGATGTTATCACACTATCTTACAAAGAAAATGGAAATTGGGTTTACAAAGAATGGGCTAATACAACAGACCCTGGAACAAAAGGAGTTAAAGAATTCCATAATGCTGCCGGTGTAGCAAGATTAGTTCCTGGTCAATATAGAGGTTCTCATACAATAGGTCTACATCAGGGCAAATACGAAGCACTAAAACAACAAAAAGCAGTTAAAGTATATCGTGATGCTAATAAAGATATGACTTATGATGAAAGTAAAATCCAAGAAGGAATTTTTGGAATCAATATCCACAAAGCTGGTAAAGATTCAACCTATGTAGAGAATTGGTCTGAAGGATGTCAAGTTTTTAAAAGAGAAGCTGATTTTAATGAATTTATGGCTGTTTGTAAAAAAGCAGCTAGTGTTTGGGGAGCATCGTTTACATATACTTTGATTGAGTCAAAGGATATTGTGTAGTGAGAACTAAGTGGGATTCTTTTTTAGAAAACACATTAGCACCTTTAGCAATTGTAGTGATTATTTTTACTTTTGCTTACATAGCTGGACATGTTCGGATTTCGTATTCAAATAAGAAGATTGAAAGTTATGAAACCATAAGAATGTAGTAAATAAGGGAGAGAAATCTCCCTTTTTTATTTGGCAGTATCGAATATTTTTTGTATATTTGTGTAAATCTATCCAAAAAGTGTTGGATTAAAAATATTTTGAAAAAAGATTTGGAAAGCTCAGATTTTATTCGTATATTTGTAATCTTATCATATTTATATAAGATAGGGGTGTAGGAAAGACACCATAATAAAACCATAAAACTTAAACAATTAAACTTTAAAACGTAAACAAAATGGCTATTAATTTAGATGCAATCAAGAGTATTAATTTAGATGCAATCAAGAGCAGACTTAACAAACTGCAAAACACCCAAAGAAAAACTGTAGAACTTTGGAAACCAGCACCGGGAAAACATCAAATCAGATTAGTTCCCTATAAGTTCAACAAAGAAAATCCTTTCATTGAACTTTTCTTTCACTACAACATTAACAACAAAACTTACTTGTCTCCGATGTCTTTTGGACGTCCTGACCCAATCGTTGAGTTTGCAGACAAACTTAAAAGAATGGGTGATAAGGAAGATTGGAAAGCAGCAAAACGTATGGAGCCGAAACTTAGAACTTTCGTACCAGTATTGGTAAGAGGTGAAGAAGGTGAAGGTGTTCGTTTTTGGGGCTTTGGAAAAACTGTATATCAAGAAATTCTTGGATATATGGCTGACCCAGATTATGGTGATATCACCGACTCGCAAAGCGGTAGAGATATTGTTGTTGAAGTAGTATCCGCCGAAGATAGTGGTACATCGTATCCTGTAACAACTATCCGTGTAAAACCAAAAGAAACTCCACTTGCGGAAAACAAAGAAGATGTGGAGAGATTCCTTAACTCTCAAGTAGAAATTACTGACCTTTACCAAGAACTTACTTACGCTGAATTAAAGAGTGTATTAGAGGGATGGTTGAATCCATCAGCAGCTGCATCAGAAGAAGAAAAATCAGTATCCGCTGAAACTCTTTCTTCAACCGCATCTGATGATGAAGATGAAGCACCATTTGATACAACTCCAGCTCCAAAAGCTGAAGCTAAGAAAGAAGAAGCAAAGAAATTAGATGATGTTGCTTCAGCTTTCGATGACCTTTTTAATTCATAAAAATAAGTAAGAATATATGGCAAAGAAAGAACTAGATTTAGCTGAAGTATTGGCTGAATCGTTAAACAAGCAATCCAAAGAACAAAAGGTAGCATACTTTTTGGATACTGAAGATGCTCCTACAAACGTAGAAGGTTGGATATCAACTGGAGCATCAATGTTGGATGTGGCGATATCAAATCGACCATATGGGGGATTGCCTGTTGGTAGAATCACCGAAGTTACGGGTTTGGAGCAAAGTGGTAAGTCACTCCTATCAGCTCACCTCCTTGCAGAAACCCAAAAATTAGGTGGAGTAGCAGTTTTGATTGACACTGAAACAGCAGTAAGTAGAGAATTCTTAGATGCTATTGGTGTTGATGTATCAAAGCTACTTTATGTATCAGCTGATTCCGTAGAACAAATTTTTGAGTTTATCGAAACTATTATTGAAAAAGTTAGATTAACGAACAAAGATAAGTGTGTAACAATCGTAGTAGATTCAGTTGCAGCCGCTTCTACAAAAAAGGAATTAGAAGCTGATTATGATAAAGATGGTTACGCTACTGATAAGGCAATTATCATTTCCAAAGCAATGAGAAAAATTACCAATATGATTGGTAGACAAAAAATTACTTTGGTATTTACCAATCAATTAAGACAGAAGATGAACGCAATGGCATTTTCTGACCCTTGGACTACTTCCGGTGGTAAGGCACTTGCTTTCCACGCATCTGTTAGATTAAGATTGAAAGGAATGGGTTCTATTAAAGGTAAAGATAAAAATGGTAATGAACACATTGTTGGTATTAAAGTAAGAGCACAGGTTATTAAAAATCGAATGGGACCACCATTGCGTTCAGCAGATTTCGATATCTTCTTTGATAGAGGTATTGATAACTATGGAGCATGGTTGGGTAGTTTGAAAGATAATAACTTAATCAAACAAGCAGGAGCTTGGTACACTTATGTTGACATTGAAACTGGAGAAGAAATTAAATTCCAATCAAAGGATTTTCCTGAAATTCTTCAAACTCGTGAAGATGTGAAAGACCAGATTTACAAAAGAATTTGTGAATCACAAATCTTACAATATAAGAATAGCTCTTTAGATACCGATAATCTAATCGAAAGTTCAGAGGTTATTGGTGATTAATAAATTAAAACAATAATATGAACGAACATTTAATTAATATGTTACGCACATCCGCTGAGGCAGATAAGGCAAAAGCACTTCTTACATTAGAATTGCTGGGTAAACACCCTGTTGGTATTGGTGACCATTCCACAAAGGATTTCTATAACAACGCTGAAGAAGCACTTCAGATGTTAGTAGATGCCGATGATAAATTGGAAACACTTAACAAATATTTTGCAAATCAAATTAACGGATAATGAAAGAACTCTACAAAAAATTACTTGGTGAGGTTGAGAAAGAACATGAAGTCAATCAAAATCGAACTAGAAATAGTAGAGTTCTTATTATAGATGGACTCAACACCTTCATCCGTAGTTGGACTACCAATCCCACTATGAATGAGAATGGTGACCATACGGGTGGGGTGGTTGGTTCATTAAAATCAATAGGTTTCGCTATTCGTCAATTTAATCCTACACGTGTAATTATTACCTTTGATGGTAAAGGTGGTTCTACCAAAAGAAAGCAAATATTTGAAGGATATAAAGCTGATAGAGGTAAGAATCGATTTAGGGTAAACCGTCAATATCCTGAAATGATGACTCAAGAAGATGAGCAAGTTTCTATGAAACGTCAATTTGTTTGGTTAGCAGACACATTGGATTATCTTCCAGTCACAACAATGATATATGATGGAATTGAAGCTGATGACCTAATCGGATATGTAGCAAAACATATCTTAAAAGAAAACGAAGAATGTTTTATCGTTTCTACGGATAAAGATTTTTTACAATTAGTAGATGAAAAGACAAAAGTTTATTCACCAACTAAAAAGAAATTATACGATAGAGAACTTGTTAAAGCTGAGTGGGGGATATATCCACAAAATCTTCTTTTATTTAGAACATTAGATGGAGATAA